ATCTCCATTAGATGATGTTTCATTCGCTACTGTTATTAAATCCTTTAAAAAGGATATGGTTCTTGAAGAAGAGTCATTGAAAGAGAAAGGAATCGCAGGTGGGGATTCTAAAGAAGCAAACGCTCTTGACGACGCATTTGCAAAAGTTTTCACAAAAGTAAAATAAGTCTAGGAGAAAGATATGGCTTCATTAGGATACGAAAGCACTCGGTACAGTGATGTAATTGCACACGAATATGCACCAGAGTTAGCGTTTTGCCGTGACGTTGTTACGGTGTACGAAGGCAGCGAAGTAACTTACCAAATTGGTACTGTTCTAGGTAAAACATTAGTAAGCGGCAGTGCAACAGCTACAGCAGGTACAAACACAGGTAATGGTACAATGGGTACTGTCACTGTTAGCGGCACAGCAGAAATTGGCACTTACACTTTACGCATTTCAAAAGCTGCCTCGAACGCAGGTGATTTTGTTGTGGTAAACCCAAGTGGTAATGTTATTGGTAATGGCACAGTTGCAGTAGCTTACAGTACTGGTGGCTTGGCATTCACTTTAGCTGACGGGTCAACTGACTTCGTTGTCGGTGACACATTCTCTATCGCTGTTACAGGTACAGTTAAGTATAAGCGTGTAGAAGCAACAGCAACAGACGGTAGCCAAAAAGCAGCAGCTATCTATGTAGGTGGTGTTACCCCTCAAACATCTTACAACAAATCTACTATCGCAGCAACTACTAACACAAGTGTTGTAGCCATTGTTCGTGGTAATGCTTTGTATAAGAAACAAGGTTTAGTATTTGGTGCATCTGTTGATACCCAAACTGAATTAGATGCAGCCTACGCTCAGTTAGAAGCTAAGGGTATTTTAGCTGTAGAACGGATTGGCACATTTGCCACTATTGGTTAATAAGGAGAATAAATAATGGCGAATATTATTCGTAGCTACTACGATGCCTACGGTTTGGATAGTTTAACAGAAAAGATTAATCTAGTGCCAAATACATGGGATACTATCAACCAGTTAGGAATTTTCCCTAGCACAGTTGAAGGTACTATCTCTGACTCTGTAGCAGTAGATTTGATTGAATCTAACCAACCAATCATTAAAGATATGGTTCGTGGTGTGCGTAATCAGTATGGCCGTGATGACAAACGCTCTAAGAAAACATGGGGTATTCCTCACTATAACTTAGACGATGTTGTTACCGCTAAGGATGTTAAAAACCGTGTTGCGTATGGTAAAGAGATTACCCCCGAAACTGTTGCAGAAGCAGTTATGCGTAAGATGGCTTCCATTCGTCGCGGTTGGGCGCAATTGCGCGAAACACAACGCGCCCAAATCCTAACAGATGGTACTGCGTACTGTCCAAACGGCACTATGTCTCTTAACTACTACACAGAATTTAGTGTAACCCGTAAAGAGATTGATATGGTTTGGGGTACTTCAACTTCTGATATTAAAGGTAAAGTTACAGAAGGTGTTAACCACATCTACGACAACGCTTTAACAGGCTTAGACCCCATCACTGGCTTTGTTGCTTTGTGTAACCCAACTTTCTTCGCTAACTTAGTGAACCATCCGAAGTTGATCGCAGCATACAACCAATATGCTTCTATTCCTGAACCTTTGCGTAATCGTTTGTCTAGCAACTTACCAATGGGTACGCAGACATTTGACTGGAACGGTGTGTTGTTTGTTGAGTATCGCGGCAAATTAGTTGATGGTACAGCATTGATTCCTGCTGGCGAAGCACGATTGATTCCGACAGGTGCTTTCGATATGTTCCGCTCCTTCGCTGCTCCGAGTGAGAAGTTAAGTGACGTGAATACAATGGGGCAAGAGATGTATATGTATCAATATTTAGACCCACATGATGAGGGTATCCTCATTCAGTCGGAATCTAACGTATTGAATGCTGTTGTCAGACCACAATGTATTGTGCGTTTGTACTCGTCTACCTAATAGGTTGTGCGATTGAAGCCTCGAAAGGGGCTTCATTAATAATAAAATAAGAATTGACTATAAAAACATTAAGAGTATAATATACCTTTTACTTAGAGGTATATATGAAAAGTTTAGTTCATGGTATTGGCGTAAATAGTCAAGATATACCTACAAGGATTAATGGAAAACAGACTAAAGAATATAAGCTTTGGACAGATATGCTATTACGCTGTACTACAAAGTATTGGGATAAACACCCTACATATACAGGAACAGCCTGTTCCGAAAACTTCAAGTTTTACTCTTTCTTCTACAAGTGGTGTCAGTCGCAGGTTGGATTTGGAAATGTAGGCAACGATAACAGAAAATGGCAAATAGATAAAGATTTGCTTGTTAAGAACAACACTACATACAGCGAAGAAGTTTGCATATTTCTACCTCAAGAAATAAACTCATTAATTATAGATAGACGGTTTGGCAGAGGGGAATATCCTGTAGGTGTATATTTTGATAGTAAGTGGAAAAAGTATGTCTCTAGGTGCTGTGCTGGAAATGGTAATAAGATTTTTCTTGGAAGTTTCGATTGTCAGGTTGAGGCTTTTCAATCTTACAAAACTTTCAAAGAAGCCTACATAAAACAAGTAGCTGAACAATACAAGTCACAGATTGACCCTCGTGCATACGAAGCTCTACTCAAATACGAAGTGAATATAGACGACTAACAGGCGTAAGCCATAACTAAAGGAAAAAGATTATGGCTTACACGAACTCCCCTGCTACGAGCGTGACAGACCGTCTTAGACTAAACGTAGGTGACATCCACTCAGTAGAGATACTAGATGATGAAACATACACCTACTACTACAATAAAAACGAACAGAACGAAAGACGAGCAACAAGGGATTTATTCACTGTATTATTGTTTGCATTATCTAGGTACACACAAGAACGTGCTGGACAGTTGGAAGTGTACGGACACCAATATTTCCAAAACTATCTAAGCGCAGTAAAACTAGCAATAACAAACCCATCAATCGACTCTATCACAGCAGTACCTTTTGCTGGTGGTATATCGCGTACCGATATGGATACTAGAGCCTCTGATACAGATGCAGTAGATAAACCATTCTATATGGGCTGCACAGATGGTACTCCCTCTTACTTAAACAAAACCGTATTCGTTGCCACTGATTCTCAAACCCTGTGAGGTGTTAAATGAAACGTGGCAATAAATGGGAAAACATGATTAAGACAGATTTGAAGGCTTTAGATTTACTAGAGAAACGCTTACAAGATGTCGCAGCTAAGAGTGTTAGATGGGGTTACTTCGATAGCAAGTATGACGCTAGTGGTAGAGGTGGTAAGGATACTAGGGTAGGGCTACCTGTTGCTATGTTAGCCTTATGGCACGAGTATCGTTTAGGAATGGGACAAGGTAATTATCCTCGTAGACCATTCTTTACGGATACACTACCAATAGCAGCACAAACCTGTAAAAACTTTGCACCATTTGTTTATGGATTGGCATTAACAGGCAGAAGCAAAGACAGCATACAAAACGCTTTCCAACATCGCTTATCTACTCTAGCTAAATTCATGTGTCGTGTTGTACAGAAATCAATTGATGACGGTAACTTCACACCGTTAGCTCAAAGCACAATTGACGCTAAAGGGCATGATAAAATATTACAAGAGACAGGTCAACTAAGAAATAAAATCCAATGGATGATTTATAGCAGAAAAGCTTACGGTAAAAACAAAGAAAAGATTGGTAACGTAGGTGGTGGAACAGTTGAACGGTTAGAAACTTATGGTGATGGTACATTAGATTTATCAAGCCAAGCCGTTAGAAAAGTTAGAAAAGCTACAGGTGCGTCAGGTAAAGGGAGGGCATAATGCTAACACCAATGTTCCTCTCTGTAGGAAGCACAACGGCAACAGTGAAGCGGTATGGACAAGGAAGTTATCTACATGGCAGATGGGTAGATGGTGCTGAAACAACGTTTACAATTAAAGCTAACATCCAACCACACACAGTTAAGAATATCAGAGATACAACACCTGAAGGTAACAAAAGTAAGAAAGCAATTAAGGTTTTCACTACTACAACATTACGAATGACACAAGAAGGAACAGCCCTACAAAATGGGGATAAAATCTTGTGGCACAGCGAGTTGTATGAGGTGAGTGAGTTATACACCTATGAGATGGGTGTCCTAAATCATACAATGGTGATAGCTATTAGGGACGAGGTGAATGGATGACTACAGTAACAAGTTCATCTTACACCTCAATTGAAGATAGTGTAGTCTTAGCCTTTGAATCTTTAAGTTTGGGTGTCACACCATATTGGTCAAACAACAATGGTGTAGAGCCTCAAACAACATACTGTGAACTCACTGTTTTATCAGATGACGCTATTAGCTCACCAACAGAAAGCTTATGGGTGAATGCAACAACAAGAGTGCAAACCCTATCTATTCCCTACCAAACAACTGTACGTTTTGCTTTTATAGGTAAGAACAAACAAAGTGGTGGCAGTAATACTAACGCTCCAAACATCGCTAAAACATTTGAAGGGTTGATGAGGTTTGCAAACACTCGTCTTAAATTTGCTGATAACGGGTTAAGTGTTATCAAAATTGGTAAGTTGGTTCAAGTACCAATGATGAGAGATAATAATATCTTCTCTATTACAGGGATTGATATTACGTTTGGATACACACATACAATAACATTAGTAGATGACACTATTGATGAAACAAACATAGAGGGAACTCTAACAGAAGCCAACACAACATCGGGTGAGATTGTCATAGATGTTGCTATACCCTAGAAGGAGTGACAATGACAACAACATACGGGTATGGGTATTCTTATGGATTAAGCTACGGCCAATGTCAAACACCTATTATACCGCCAATACCGCCTCAAGGAGTAACAATGACAACATTAAATAACATCGTGGACGTTAGTATCACAAGAGAAACCCGTACCATTCAACGAGCTTCTTTCTCAATTCCCTGCTTTATTGCAGAACACACAATCTTTGCTGAACGCGCTAAAGAATATACTTCATTGGCTGACATCTTATCGGCAGGTTTCGCAACAACATCTGCTGTCTACAAAGCAGCTACACTGTACTTTGGTCAAACAGTTGCACCAAGTAAGATTGTTGTTGGTCGTCGGTTAGTTCCAAGTGTAACGATTACCCCCACTGTTGCGAACACTAAAGTTTATAGTTTCAAAGCTAACGGCACACTAATTACGTTTACATCTAGTGGCTCTGCTACAGCAGCCGAGATTGTAACGGGATTAAAAGCGGCTTTAACGTCCGCCCTTATACCTACGACTGGTGCTAGTGGTATTGTTGCAACAGGCAGCAATACGTTGACTTTAACCCCGTCAGGGGATGCTTCTAGTATTGCAAATTATACAGCTAACTTAGTTCCTGTCAATGCTGCATCTGTAGAGAATTTGGTGTCAGCAACTATCCCTGCTGTTCGTGCTGTTAAAGACCAATGGTATATGTTGTCCGTTGATACGCACGTTGATGCTGATGTATTAGCTGTTGCAGCTTATATCGAAGGTATTAAAGCTACATCACCTAAGTTCTATGTGTTCTCTAGTGCAGCTAGTGATATTAAAACCTCCGCTACTACTGACATTTTCAGTTTAGTTAAGGCATTGAGTTATACACATACAGCTTATATCTACAGTGGCATGGCTACTTCATTCGCTGAATGTGGTTTGGTTGGTCGCTTTGCACCTGAACAAGCTGGCAGCAACATTTGGGAACAGAAAACTATTGTTGGCTTAACAGTTGATACATTAACACCCGACGAGATTAGTTACATTCATGGTAAGAATGGTGCTACTTACGAGAATGTGGGCAGTGTTGATGTTGTTATCGGTGGTAAGTGTGCTGATGGTGGTTGGATTGATGAGTCTATTTTTGTAGATTGGTTGAAATCCCGTATCCAAGAAAGTGTGTGGGCTTTGTTAGTTAACACTCGTAAGATTGGCTATACGTCTGCTGGTGCAGCAGCTATTGAGGGCAGTATGCGCTCAGTTATGGCTGAGGGTATTCAAGTGGGTGGTTTGGCAGATGACCCAGCACCAGTAGTCACAGTACCTAATGTATTAAACTTGAGTTCTGCTCAACGTGCTACTCGTACATTACCTGATGTAACATTTACGGCTCGTTTAGCTGGTGCTATTCGAGCTACAACAATTAATGGCACAGTGTTTGCTTAAGGAGAATAAAGCATGACTACATCTCGCGTGGCTACACTGTCACCCACAGACGTGACTGTCGTAATCAGTCAAGCAGGTTTCACTCACGTTGTATCAGGTTATATGGAGGATAGTAATATCACCGTAGAGCGTGGTAGCGATAGTTACGAAAAACACACAGGCATTGACAACAAAACCAGTCGAATTTATAAAGCCGACAAAAGTGGTATGGTTACTATTAACCTTGCCCAAACATCTGTATCTAATGATGTGCTTGACCAACTTCAAAGAAATGATGCAGCAGCTAGGAATAGCAGTGGCCTGTTTTCTATCACTGTCAAGGATGGTAGCGGCAGGTCTGTCTACCATAGCATAGAGGCATGGGTAAGTAAGCCGCCTAACAGTGCCTTCGGAAGTGGTATGCAGGGGCGTGAGTGGCAGATTCAAGCGGCTGAAATGACTTCGTTCATTGGCGGCAATGGAAAAGTATCGGCAGAAGATGTTGCTACAATCGAAGCTTTAGGTGGTACGGTTTCGGCTGATTGGATTGCTTAATTAAGGGGAAACATAGATGACAGTTAGCACTTATAGCCCAAGCGATGTGTCTGTCATTTATGGCCTTAAACACATATCAGGATTTATGGATGGAAGCTTTGTCTCAATAAAACGTGAGACACCAATCTT